CTTGCCGAAGCTGGCTTCCAGAGCAAGCCTCAAGTCGCGCTTGGAACGGGGGTAATTGACTTCGTAATCCCCTCGCATTCCGTCGCCGTGGAAGTCAATCTCAGAGGAACTTTCCGAAAGTACGTCTCCGAAGGCTGGTTTGTTCAGCGCATCAAAGATTGCGCCGATCGTGGGTGGCACTTCTACGTTTTCGGAGGGTTCGACAGGACCGACATCACCAGTCAGAACATGCAGGACATCTTTGCCTGGCTTGACTTCCTGAATAGGTCTCCAGCCTCGCGCCGTCAATACCGGGTGGTTTGGGGTGGCACGGAGCTTCTTTCCACTGGCTGTAGTGACGACGACCAGATAACCATTCCAATGCCTTCTAATTACGCCTCTAAGGTCGCCAACAGGAAGGGCGAGAGCGCCGCCAGGGAAGCACGTATCTGAGGTGCGCCCATCGAGGGTAGCCGACCACTTGATGGCCTTGATGATGTCGGCGTTCTCGGCATGCGTGGCGTCGCGCACGTTGGCTGCAAGATGCTGGATCGCGGTGCGCACCACTGAACGCGCCTCCTCGCGGCTCGCATTCATGATGCCATCGCTGTACTGCGCCGCCCGCGTGCCGCGCACCTCGCGCACCATCTGGTCAATGGTCTTGCCAGTGGTGAATCCGCTGCGGATCGTCTCGCGGATGCGCCACATGCGCCGCTCTTCAATGTGCTGCGCCCACTCGCGCAGCAATCGCCCCTGAAACGGCCGACTCATCGCGGCGGCATACACCTGCGCAGGCTCCACCCGCACGAACGACACCACAGCCGCAACGGGCTCAGGCACGGCAGCGCGCAGCATGTCCGCCTGCACGCCGGCTTCGACCTCCGCGAACCGCGCAAGCTCTTCGGTCAACTCGCGTTCAACCGCGCGGTAGGCCGCGAGGTTGACAGCGCGCACGCTCGACAGCACGAGTTCCAGCCGCTCGACGGTGAACGCCTCGCCATCCATCCGAGCAAGCGCGCCCTGAAGCGCAGCAGACAGCTCCGCATCCGCGCGATTCAGCACACCGATCATCCGGCGAACGACGTGCGTGCTGTACTGCGCGAGGTCTACCTGATGGCTGATCGTGGCGTCGCGCAGCGCCTCATTGGCCGTTGGCATCGATGACACCAAGCGCCGGGCCCTGCTCGGCAATGCGCTCGCGCTCGTCGTCGAACGTCACGCCAGGCCCGAGGATGCTGCGCCGCTTGAACTCCTCGATCAGCGTCTGGTCGCTGATCTTGCCGGCAGTGTTGGCCGACAACAGAATCTGCGCGCTCGCTTCGGCCATCGTGCTGGCGCCATAGTCCTCGAACAGATTCACGTGCCCGCCCTCACCAAGGCCAGACCAGTCGGCAAGCACCTGAAGCGCCGCGTCGATCGCGTCCTCGCATTGCCCGGCAATCTCCTGCAGCACGGACATGCCTACCGCGTTCTCGGTGCTGACCTGAGTGGCAGTCACCTGCCCCGGTCGGATTACCAGCATCTCAGCGCCGGCCTGTCGCATCTGCTCTTCGAGCGCAACCAGTTCGTCACGGCCGATCTTCACCGACTCGGCCGAGCCCTGCGCGATCTGGATCGACGCACTCGGCGGCAGACGAAGAAAGTAGTCCGCACCGATGGTCAGCTCGGTGTCGGGGTCCGCCCCGACGATCGCGGCAATGCGCACCCGCGCGAACCGCACGGACCGCTGCTGGTCGCTGCTGTCCTGCCAGTGCTGAACGTTCATGTGCGCCAGGTGCATCAGCGGCGGATCGCCCAGCATGAAGCCAGCGCGCTTGCCATAGACGGGCACGAACGGCACATAGGGCAACGAGGTCGCGCCCTCTTCATGCACCGCCCAATCGCCGCCCTTGTCGGGCCTGCGCCACGTCTGCCAGCGGCCGGGCTCGAGTACACGCACCTGCTGGATCTCGCGCTCGCCGAACGGGCCGTCGTCTTCGGTGACGGCCTCCATGATGCGCAACTGCGACAGCGACAGGCCGCCGTCGGTCTTGCGCGCGCGCCAGCCGAGGATCTGTGACTTGCGCACCATCACGAAGTAGGGTCGCAGGTTTGCGCGGATCTCGTCCGCACGGGTGCGAACACCATCAGCACGCGGGTAGTCAACCAGGATGCCGCACAGCCCTTCAGCCATCGCATGCGCGAACGCCTCGGCCGCGAACACGTGCAGATTGCGGCCCTGCATGTCGATGTTCTCCGCCCATTCGCGGATCTTGCCCGGCGTGTCGTCGCCGATCGTGATGGCACGCGAGAATGGCTTGCTGGCGAGCGTGGACACCGTGCGCGCATAAGCCGGGAACAGCACGGCCGAGTCAACGCGATCTCGGTGCGCATTCAGGTCTTCCGCAGGCCAGCGCGGCAGGTACTTCTCGCCCGCCTTGCGCATCGCCCGCGTTCCGCCCATCAGCGCCTGAACGAGTTCCAGGTCTGCGGACTGCGCGGCGACGGCGGCGGATGGCGTGGCTACGGTGGACATGGGCTCCGGGGGTTAGAAGTTCAGGCCGGCAACGGATGTCACCCGCTTTTCAGCAAGCGTTCTGTATCGGCTCTCGTCACCGATGTGATCCTCTGCATCGGTGTCTACGTCGTCCGGGTCGCGCTCACTGCGCGGCAGCGATGGCACGCACCGAATGAACTGATGGCAGGTGTCGAAAACGAAGATTCCGGGCTCTTCCATACGCTCGGCGCGCACGGCCTTCATGCGCCCGCGCATAAGCTGCCATCCGCGTCGACGACTGCCAGGAGACTTGTCCGCGCGCTCCCATCGCACCTGGTGGCGCTCCTGGATCTTCGCTGGGCTATCGCCGTTGGACTCGTCAAAAATGCTGCTGTCTGCCGGCCCTGGCTTCACGCGGCCATGCAGCCCGAGTTCTTTTTCGCGCCTGACGATGCCGATCGCTATCTCTGAATCGGACATCTTCAAGCCCTCATTCGGGCGTCCATTCCACCCGTACCACTCGGCAATGCGCACGAGCGTTCCGCGCGGAAACGTGCGTGGTTCTCCGTCGGCCGTCTTGAACTCGCTTCCATCGGACTCGGCCCACCAACCAACGCTGAATGGCTTGCTCGACCCCCAGTCAAACGCGCGATCGATGCGCCACGATGCCGGCACCTCGAACGGCTTGAGCACATGCAGCCGCTCAGACCAAAGGTCATCGAACATGCCGCCGGAAACGATGTTCCAGTCACCGTCAAGCATCGCGCGCACCAGCGCCGCATTGCCAAGACCGGCAAGTCGCGCGGCATAGTGCGGGTCGTTCTCGGTCTGCGTCGGGTTGTCCGCTAGACGCGCCGGAATGTACTGACGAAGCAATCCGCCTTCTTCTTCCGGCATGCGCCGAATTTCCATCGGAGCAGCGCCGTCGATGAAATCTGACTTCACCCAGTTATGCCCGACCCCTCCGGGGTTCGCGCCGGTCAGTACGCGCGGGAATGCAGCCCGCATGCCGGCCGGAACCTGCAGCCCGCCAAGCCGCACCCGACCGCGCAGGAATCGATACATGCTCGATTCCCAGTGCGTCAGCTCATCGATCATCAGGACGTGGATCTCCGCGCCCTGGTAGTTGTAGACGTCTTTCGGGTACTGGCAGTGGCAAAGATGGATCTTTGACCCATTCGAGAATCGGATCTGCGCCGGGCTTCCGTGAATGATCTTCACCAGACCAGCTTGCGCCCAGTCCGCCAGCATCGCCGGGAAGGCGCTCGGGCCTTCCATATGGTTCTTCCACAGGTCCGGGTAAGTCCGCCGGAACAGATAGACCTGCAATCCCGGAATCGCGATGCACCAGGCAATCGCGGCCACGCGCATCAGGTGGGACTTTCCGCCTCCAGCCGCGCCGCCATACAGTATTTCGGTCGCGAGACTGGTGAACGCATCACCCTGCCTGCGATGCAGGCGAAGCGTCTTTGCGCTCACCGTCGATCACGATGTTCAGAACAGGTGCGGCGGCAGTCAACGGATGACCGTCTGCGCCTGTTACCTCGGCTTTTGCCGGGGCGTCCAAGCCCAGCAGCTTGGCACGACGCTCCATGATCTTCATGCACGCGGCCATCGCCTGCACGTCGCCGGCCTGCGCATTCAGGTACTGAATCTGCCACAGAACGTCAAGCCTCTCCAGTTCAAGCGCGCGCAGACGGTCCGCAGGTTCGCGAATCGTCGCGTCCAAAGCTCTTTTCACGGCATCATGTGCCGCTTGCGGGCTGTTGTACCCAGCCTCCGCGGCGATCACAACAAAGGTCTTTCCCTCCATGCGAAGTTCGAGCGCCTTTGCCGCCCGCGCCTTCGCTTCCGCCGTCTCCGGGCTGGTTTTCTTGCCGTTCTTCACGCCTGCCATAAAAAAAGCCGCCCGAAGGCGGCTTCCGTGTTGATCCGATTGCGTCAGCTACCGGAGGTTCCGCTCAGTCGGTTGAGCTGGCGAATTGCGGAGTTCTGAAATCAAAAAACCCGCACTCGGCGGGCTGTTTGCGGGCGCACCTCTCCCGCAGGTGGAATCTACGCATATAGCCCCCTCGCTGTCAATAGTCGGCGCAGCACGATTTTCGCTGCCGCGATCTGCCCGGCAGTCTCGACCGCCGAACACCCTGGAATCCGCCACACCACGGCCCCGCACTCGCGGTTGCGAGCGTCGATGCGGATGGCGCGCTCATGCGCCATGTCCAACGAGTCGAACGCACCCTGAAGGCACTGGATCGCAAATCTATCGCTGGCCTCGCTGCTCGTCTCGTGCAGCTCCTGGTACTGACGCGACGACCTCGATTGAGCGGTTCCGCTGGCCCTGCTCGGGTAGCCAATCGGCGGGCGGTCGTGCATTTCCCATCGCAGGTACAGGTCGATCAGGTCGTCCAGGTCAGTCATGGCGCTGGTTCGCTCCGGCGTGCAGATGGTCATTTCCCTTGACATCCTCTCCGGCCTAAACGCCGGAGATTCCTTCTGCAAGACGGCGATGTCCCGCCGCGAGAATGTTTTTTGCTGCATTCACGTCCCGGTCGTGTACCGCGCCGCAGTCGCTGCAAACCCATTCTCTTATTCGCAAACCTGCTCTACCTTTCGGACTGCTGGCGGGTATGACCCCGCAGCACGAACAAGTCTGGGTGGTGTAGCTCTCGTTGACTACCTCGAAGACGATACCGGCCTGATGGCTCTTGTATTCCAACATCGTCTTGAGCATGGCCCAGCCCGCATCTAGCGTACTCTTGGCCATCTTGGTTTTAACCAGCTTTGCACTGGCCACGTCGCCCACGAAAATGGCGGCGTTGTTTTTCACAAGGTGCGTGGTGAACTTGTGGATTGCATCCTTGCGGCGATTCGCAATCTCGGCGTGTATCGCCTTGACGCGCTTTTTCTTCCGCGCCCTCTGCGCGGCTGCAAGTTGCGGCTCAAGCTCGCGGAACCACCGTCCTTGCAGCTTGTCGCCGTCACTTGTGGTGGCGCACTCTTTCAGCCCCAAGTCGATGCCAACAGCCGATGCCCCCTGACCAGGAAGAACCTCGACCTCGACGGCAACATTGAAATACCAGCGGCCACGGCTGTCTTCGCTGAACGACCCGGCCCGCAGCTCAAATCGGCTCAGGCCGTAGGAGTCCCACAGACTGAATTTGTGTCCGCCAAATTGGATTTGGCCGGATTTGTACTTGGCGTGCCCGCCCTTGAACGGAATCCAGCCCAGCGAATACTTGGATGACTTGGGGTTGCTGACGCGCCAATTGAGCCGCGTTTTCTTGAACTGCTTGCGCCGCGTGGCGTACTCCACACACACCAGTTGCACAGTGCCGCTGCCAACCGTAACGCCATCGCACTTGCTGTAGCCTGCGGTGAGCTTCTGCAAGTCGTAGGCGCTCAGCCACTTGCCACGCTCACGGATCGCGCGGCTGCTGGTTTCGTTGGCGAAGTTGAACACCTGATTCACGTCGCGCGCCATGCGCCGAAGCACACTGGCGTGCTTGTCCTTGACGCGAATCTTGAGTGTCTTCACTGCCGTTTGCATGGCGTTATTGTGGCACGAAAATGCGACGCTTGCAAGCTGTTCTCGTGCCACGGATAATTCAGGCATGGAAGAACGAAAAAAGACCGGGCGCCCGCCTGTCGCCCCGGATAAGGAATTGGTGCATGGCACGCTGCGTCTCACGCGCGCGCAATGGGAAAAAGTTCGCATGGCTGGTGTTCCTGCGCTACGGCTGCTGATTGATCGGTGGCGCCCAAAGAAGCCCTGACGGGCTTCGCGCTTTCCTTCCCCGGCCTGAAGGCCGAGGCTTGACGCGCTTCCCGTCATCCTCGTATCGAGTCTCCAGCTCACGCACGCGGCTCACGAGCGCATCCATGAGCGCCCGCATGCGGTCCAGTTCCTGCGCCACCTCGAGCAGCGCCTCGCGCGCCTGATCGTCACTCACGCCCGCCTCACCACAAACTCCAGCCTCGGCTGCACCGGCGTGTTAGGCAGCATCGAAACTGAGGATGCTGATCTCCGTCCGATTGTAGATGTTGATATGCCTGCCGATGCAGAGATTTTCTGTGTCCCTGTGCATGACGAATGGGGTATTAAGTAAGCACTAAACACGTAGTTATGCAGCGCTTTGGTCTAGCGCCAGCACGTGCTGTGCAAGCCGCTGTTCGGCTATCGCGCAGTAATCGGGGTTGACCTCTAGGCCAATGAATCGCCGGCCTAGTGCCTTCGCTGCCTTCGCGGTTGTGCCGCTGCCAGAGAACGGATCAAGAACCAAG